ACATGGTAAATTATATACTTATGATCTTCAATGTGAACTTATGGATCGCGACTGGGTTATGCAGACTGGCAACACACAGATTGATACCATTAGTACAAGTCTATCTCTTGATATTCTAATGTACCAGTTGAAGACAGAAGATGGGTTTAATATTCTAAATGAAGACGACGGATTCATGTTAAATGAGTTTAGACTTGAAACAAACGCATCTATGGCCAATAATGAGATTATTACACAAGAATCATTTGAGTTTGTAAACTGGAGCGAATCCAGTCCCTTCTCTGAAACGGATAGATGGTAATGTCTATGTTTGGCGCGCAGTTCTATCATCAATCTATTCGCAAGTATATTGTGATGTTTGGTAATATGTTCAACGATATGGTTGTTCATAGATTAGATGCTGATTCAAATGTTGTACAGGCTCTTCAGGTGCCACTTGCTTATAGCCCACGCGATAAGTTTCTTGTGCGTTTGGCTGCTGATCCAGATTTACAAAGAGCAATCGCAGTTCAACTTCCTGCTGCGTCGTTTGAAATGCTTAATATAACATATGATGGTTCACGGAGACTAACAAGCACGACACGAAATACGTCTGTTGTTTCTACAGATAAAAATAAACTCAATAATCAATATGTTCCTGTTCCATATAATATGAACTTTGCTCTGTATATCTATGTCAAGAATGCGGATGATGGCGCACAACTTCTAGAACAAATATTACCATATTTTGGTCCAGAATGGACAAATAGTGTAAATCTCATTCCTCAAATGGGAATAGTAATGGATATTCCGACAGTTCTAAATGATGTAAATCTTGAAGATACATATGAGGGCGATTATCTAACGCGCCGCGCATTAATCTATACATTTTCGTTTACTGTGAAGGGATACTTCTTTGGACCAGTTCGAACGTCTGGAGTTATCAAACGTGTTCAGATCGATTTCAATGTCGTCAATGCGAATACGTCTTCAAATACATTATATGGTGTATCGACGCCTAAAATTACAAATGCGGATATTGAAAGGACTGGTAGATCAAGTCGTATTGTTATTGTTCCTGGTCTAACTGCAAATGGACAACCAACGAGCAATAGCGCACAATCTATTTCGTATAGTTTGATTTCAGCTAATAGCAACTACGGTATTGCGTCAAATACCTTCTTCTTTACAGACGGTAAAAAATATGATCCAAAGACAGGACAAGATTCGCTTCGTGTAGACCAGATAATAGATACTAACTCATATGATTGGAATGAATAATGATAAAGGAAATGACGTTTGATGAAAGAAGTTATATTCTTGCCCTTATAAGCGATAGTGCTTATTTGGCACCAAAAAAAGCATCATCTATTTTCAAGAAAATTGGTTTTAACCCCTCAAATGTGAGTTTCTTCGATTCACACGGCAGTCAAGCATATGTTCTTCATAATGATAATGATATTGTTATTGTGTGTCGAGGAACACAGCCGACTGAATTTCGTGATATCAAAGCAGATTTGAAGGTCAAAATGGTAAAACCTATTATTGGACCAGGTAAGGTTCATCGTGGGTTTCAAGATAGTGTGGTCGCATTGTGGGAAGATATATCAAATCATCTAAGAGAAATTTATAATAGACAGCAAAATATTTGGTGTACTGGGCACAGCCTTGGCGCAGCAATGACCGTCATTATGGCTAATGTTCTTCAATGCGATGAAACTCTTCCTAATGTAGAAGCAGTTTATACATATGGTTGCCCAAAGCCAGGTAATGCTGAATATGTAAACGCATTTACGTTTGCTCATCATCGGTGGGTCAATAGTGCTGATATTGTCACCCGAGTTCCACCGTGGCCATATAAACATAAAGGAACACTTCATTATATGAATCACTGGGGCAATGTCCGTGACATGTCTACCATTCAAATGATTAAAGACAGATTTCGTGGGTTCATTAAAGGTTTAAAGATGAAGAACATAAACTATTTTGCTAATCACAGTGTAAGTAGATATACCGCAAATCTTCGCACGAATGCCAAGAAACTGGAGCGTCAACAGACGACTATATAATGAGTAAGTTAGAAGACAATTTAAACAAAATCTTTGATCTTCCTGAAACTGAAGTACAAACAATTTCGGTCGTAGACATTGTTCCTGTAGAAGAGCATGTTGAGAATGAGTTTGACAGCGACTTTGATTCTGCTCGAAAAAACATAAAGAATATTATGAATAAGGGCGAAGAAGCATTAGATGGTATATTATTTCTTGCGAAGACGAGCGAACATCCAAGATCATATGAGGTTGTTGGACAGATAATGAAGACTATGATAGATGCCAATAAAGACTTATTGAATCTTCATAAACAAAAGAAAGAGTTGCAGAATAAGAATGGTGATTCAAATACACTCCATCCTCAAAACGTAACAAACGCACTATTTGTTGGTAGTACAACAGATTTACAAAAATATATTAAGGAGAAGAGAAATGTGGAATGAACTATATGCGAAAGTTGTAATGTACGCAAAGAAGTTTTTAGATTTTTGCGCATACACTTCAACCAAAGAGCCAGTCAAGATTGAACCAACAATGAAAACTGCAGTTAAGAAAGCCGTAGTCAAAAAGCCAAGGACTAAGAAGCCCGTAAAGTAATATGAGCGAAGTTTATCTTGGCAACCCGCAACTCAAGCGCACCAATGTACCTATTCAGTTCACACAGGAACAAATAGACGAATACATTAAATGTTCTGAGAGTCCGGAATATTTTGCTGAACATTATATAAAAATCGTCAACGTAGACCGAGGGCTCGTGCCCTTTGATATGTATGATTATCAGCGAGATATGATAAGAAAGTTTGATAAAAATAGATTCGTTATTACAAAGATGCCGCGACAGTCTGGTAAGTCCACCACTGTCACCGCTTTTATTCTTTGGCGTATATTATTTTATGATAATCAAAATGTTGCTATTCTGGCTAACAAAGGCAGATTGGCAATGGATCTGCTTGAAAAGATTAAACTCGCATATGAAAATCTTCCAAAGTGGCTTCAACAGGGCGTCGTTACATGGAATAAGGGCAACATTGAGATAGAGAATGGCAGTAAAGTCGTATCTGCTGCTACATCATCTTCTGCCATTCGCGGCGGATCTTATAATTGTGTTGATGGTAATAGTGTAACAACAGTTAAAATCAATGGTAATGTTTTTGATATTTCAATGAAAGATTTGTATGATTTGATAGCAAACTCATCTAAATACATATGTAATAATAATTATGAGGCAAATGAATATGTTTTTAGAGAACAAGTACACAAAGTGGTACCAACAATTAACACAAACCAATTACTCTCATCTGGATTGTGTGAAAGAGAAACACCACATAATACCAAGAAGTTTGGGTGGCCAAAACAACCAAGAAAATCTAATATACTTACCAATCAGACACCACATCTTGGCACACAAATTGTTGACAAAAATGACAATTGGAACCAACAAGAAGAAGATGTTCTTTGCCTTTTCTATGATGATACACACACGAACTTCAGAAAGACTCAGCATAAAACAGTCAGCTTTGGTGAGAGAACACCTGAAAAATTATCAGTCGGGCCGCCAATTATCGAAAGAAACGAAAAAAAAGATTTCCAAAGCAAATACGGGGAAACGGAAAAATATACCGTTGTCAGAAACACATCGAAAGAATATATCCAAAAGTCTTACTGGCGTAACAAAATCAGAAGCTCACATGAACAAAATAAACAGAAATCCAGAGAAAATACGAAAGACCGCGGAATCTCATCGAGGAATGAAAAGAACAGAAGAGGCAAAGGAGAAGATGCGAAAAGCAAAAATTGGTTATATTCCATGGAACAAAGGAAAACGTGGAATATATTCAGAAGAAACTTTACAGAAAATGAGAGATGCGAAATTGAATCTATTGAAGTGTTGACGGAAAGAGGGTTTAAGAATTTTCATGGCATTAAAAGAACTAATGATAAAAAAACTATAAAGGTTAGCACAGACAATAATACAATCATATGTACACCAGAACATAAGATTTTTACAATTGATGGATATATTGAAGCTCAATATTGTATTGACAGACACATATTGAATCAAAATGGTAAATTTGAATTGGTTAATAATCTTTCAGAAAATGAAAACATTGATGTTTATGATTTATTAGAAGTTTCAGATACACACAGTTATTACTGCAACAATATACTGGTACATCAATGTATTTTCCTTGATGAATTTGCATTCGTGCCGAGAAATATAGCAGAAAACTTCTTTGCCTCTGTTTACCCTACAATCAGTTCAGGTCAATCAACACAGATTATCATCGTTTCTACTCCAAGTGGTATGAATCATTATTATAAGATGTGGATTGATGCCCTTGAAAATAGAAGTTCATATGTATCAGTCGAAGTTCACTGGAGGCAGATTCCTGGTAGAGATGATGCTTGGCGAGATGAAACTATCCGAAATACATCCGAAGATCAATTTAGGCAAGAATTTGAGTGCGAATTCATTGGATCAAGTAATACTTTAATAAGCCCAATCAAACTTCGTGAACTTGCGTTTACAACTCCAAGTAAAGACAAGTGGGGATTAGATATATACGAAGAACCTCAAATAAATCATTCATATCTAATACCCGTAGATACTGCGCATGGAGTTGGGCAAGACTATTCTGTATTTCCGATTATTGATATATCTGTTATGCCATACAAAATGGTAGCAAAATATCGTGACAATACTATATCTCCCATGTTATTTCCAGAAATGATCAACAGATATGGGCGATGGTATAATAATGCATACGTTCTACCAGAAACAAATGATATTGGGCAGATGGTAGCAGAAGCACTTCATCAGGATTTAGAATATGAAAATATTATAACTAGTATTATGAAGGGTCGAGCGGGTCAACGCGCTAACTTTGGATTTGCGAGTCGGTCTAACTTTGGTGTTAGGATGACAAAGCAAGTCAAGCGAATTGGTTGTTCTAACTTTAAAGACTTGATTGAGGGTGATAAACTAATCATAAACGACTTCGAAACGATTGAGGAAATGTCCACATTTGTTGCTAGACTTCAATCATATGAAGCCGAAGATGGATATCATGACGATTTAGTAATGTGCCTTGTCATGTTTTCTTGGTTTATTCGCCAACCAGCATTTAAGCAACTTACTAGCATGGATGTTAGAAATAAACTTTCAGAAGAACGATATGGTGATATGATGGACGACCTAATGCCTGCTGGATTCATAGATGATGGTGTAGATGAACCAGAAAGTATAGATAATATACGAACAGACACTGGATTCTGGAACAACAAGTTTTAGAGAACTGTCTTTTTATAAATAATCAAGAATAATAATTTCATTAAAAAAGGAGATTTACCATGCCGTTTCAAGTTTCTCCAGGTGTAAATGTATCGGAAATCGATCTTACGACTATTATTCCAGCCGTAAGCACGACTGAAGGTGGCATTGCTGCTCATTTGAGTTGGGGACCTGTACAGCAACGCGTTCTCGTAGACAGCGAAGATACACTCGTTAAGCAGTTTCGCGCACCAAACGCTAATACATCGAACGATTTCTTTCCTGCTGCTAGTTTCCTAAGCTACGGCAATAAGTTGTATGTCGTTCGTGTTGTTCGCAGTTCAAATACTGGCACTCTTGCCACAGATTCGGTTGTAGCACGAAATGCTATCAGTAATGCTGCAAACACAAAGAATACCATCGTAAGAAACGCCGATCATTATGAACATTCTTTTGCCGCAGCAAGCGGTACAGGTTCAGCAATCACTGGCGTAGGTAACTGGATTGCGAAGTATCCTGGCGATGCGGGCAACTCTCTTCGAGTTTCTATCTGCCCAACAGCAAACGCATTTGAAAGCACACTTACACCAAGACTTCGATTCTCAAATAACTCAACTACAGTTACTTCACCAACCAATGGCGTTGGCGCAAACGCACTAACGTCTCTCATTAGAGTTGGCGATACTCTCCTTGCTGGCGCAGATAGAGTCCAAGTAAAAGTTGCTTCAGTTTCTTCAAATACACTTGTTCTTCAGTCAAAGTATGTTGGTAATACTTCACCAGCAGCAGGGCAGACATCAACGACTCGTCGCTGGGAGTTCTATAACAACTTTAACTCTTCTCCTGCTACATCGGATTATGTGTCTATTCAAGGTGGTTCAAGCGATGAAATGCATATCGTTGTTGTCGATGAAGACGGTCGTTGGACAGGAACTGGCAATACAGTCATTGAAACATTTAGTCAGGTGTCAAAAGCGTTTGACGCAAAGACAGCAGATGGCTCAGGCAACTTCTTCCGTAATGTAATCAATGACCAGTCACAATATATTTGGTTTGCTGCTCATCCATCTGGTATCACTAACATTGGTAGAAAAGCTGCGGGCGTATCATTTGGTGCGGGCACACAATCACTACCAATCAACGATTCACTGACAAACGGTAAAGACGGCAATACTCCTCGTGACGCAGATTATATCAATGGGTATAATCTATTTGCTTCTGCAGAAGACGTAGACGTTTCTATGATTCTTGCTGGTGAAACAAATCAGACACGAGCGATTCATATCATCAACAATATCGTAGAGAAGCGTAAAGATTGTGTTGCTGTTATCTCACCTCGTCGAGCAGATGTCGTCAATAACTCAAACTATGTAAATAAAGAAGTTGACGATACAGTTACTTTCCGCAATCTTCTTCCATCGTCTTCATATGCGATTTTGGATAGCGGCTTCAAGTATATGTACGACAAGTATAATGATTTATATCGGTATGTCGCACTAAATGGTGATACTGCTGGTCTAATGGTTCGTACAGATAACGACCGTGATCCTTGGTTTTCTCCCGCAGGTTTCAATCGTGGTCAGGTTAAAAATGTAATCAAACTTGCATTTAATCCTGCTAAAGCCGCGCGTGATCAACTATACAAGAATGGTATTAATCCAGTCGTAACATTCCCAGGTCAGGGTACCGTACTGTTTGGTGATAAGACACTTCTTGCCAAGCCAAGCGCATTTGATCGTATTAACGTTCGTCGTCTTTTCATTGTTCTAGAAAAGGCTATTTCAACTGCTGCTAAGTTCTCACTATTTGAGTTCAATGATGAATTCACTCGCGCACAGTTCCGTAATATCGTTGAACCATTCCTTCGTGATGTTCAGGGTCGCCGTGGTATCTATGATTTTCGCGTAGTTTGTGATGACACCAATAATACTGGTGAAGTTATTGATCGCAACGAATTCATCGGTGATATCTATGTTAAACCTGCTCGCAGCATCAACTTTATTCAACTTAACTTTGTGGCAGTTCGCACGGGAGTTGAGTTTAGTGAAGTAGTTGGGCAATTTTAACGGCTAAATAGAAGAAAGGATTTAATAAAATGAGTTTTAACATTTCTGAATTTGCCGCTGCTGGTTTACCTCTAGGCGGTGCTCGTCCATCACTTTTCAGCGTAATCGTTGATACTCCAACAGGCGTACCTAATGTTGGCGCACGATTTAACTTTACATGTAAAGCAGCACAGATTCCAGCAAGCACACTTGGTGTCATTCCGATTAAATATTTCGGACGTGATGTTAAGTTTGCTGGTAATCGTACCTTTGCTCCATGGACAGTGACAGTATTGAATGATGAAGATTTCGCAATTCGTCAAGCAATGGAAATTTGGAGCAATAATATTAATCGGCACGAAGCGAATATTCGTGATACCGCACTTGCTACAAACTCATCATACCGCACAACCGCTACAGTAACTCAGTATGGTAAGACTGGCATTCCAGTTCGTACATATGAGTTTGTCAATATATTCCCACAGGAAGTAGGAGCAATTGCTCTGAGTTGGGATGATGGCGAAGCGATTGAACAGTTTGATGTTTCGTTTGAATATGATTTCTGGCGGATTGTTGCTCCCACAACAACTGGTGTCATTGCAGTATAAAAGCAATAATAAAACGTTGATGTAAATTTGAAGGGGAGGAATAAACGCCTCCCCTTTTTTTAGTCATTGAATATATATAAATAGTATGAACTAATCAATAGGATTATTATGGCATGGCAATACAGTTATTTGGTTTCAAGCTAAGTAAAGCAGAAGACTCAAAAAAAGACGCTTCGGACATTCCGTCTTTTGCTCCGCCACCAAATGAAGATGGTTCGTATGAAGTCGCACCGGGCGGTTCATACGGAACATTTGTTGATTTAGAAGGCACAGTTCGAACGGAGCTTGAACTTGTCACGAGATATCGTGATCTTGCTTTACAGGCTGAAGTTGAATCTGCTATAGATGATATTGTAAATGAAGCAATCATTCATGAAAAAAATGAACCTCTAGTTCAAATCAATCTCGATAATATTGAGATGCCAGATCGAGTCAAAGATAAGATTCGCGAAGAGTTTAAGACTGTTACTAAACTCCTAGATTTTCAAAACATGGGATATGATATCTTTAGACGTTGGTATATTGATGGGCGTATTTACTATCATATGATGATCAATGAAAAACGCCCTCGCGATGGTCTACAAGAACTTAGATACATTGATCCTAGACGTATTCGTAAAGTGCGCGAAGCAATGCGTAAAGATCCACAGGCAGCTTCACGCCCTCTTCCTATTGTTCCTGCGTACAATGAATATTATCTCTATAGCCCAGGCAATGTTGCTAATCCAATGGCAGCAGGCGCAAACCCTGCTACAATGAATATGGGAATAAAGATTTCTAAAGATTCTGTAGTATATGTAACATCTGGTCTTTTAGATCAACGCAATCGTATGGTTCTATCACATCTGCATAAAGCAATCAAGCCAATGAATCAGTTACGGATGCTTGAAGATGCTACCGTCATTTATCGTCTATCTCGTGCGCCCGAGAGACGTATTTTCTATATTGATGTCGGTAATCTTCCTAAAATGAAGGCCGAACAATATCTAAAAGATATGATGACAAAACATAAAAATAAACTTGTTTATGATGCCGCTACAGGTGAAGTTCGTGATGATCGTAAGTACATGACCATGTTAGAGGACTTCTGGCTACCTCGTCGTGAAGGCGGTCGTGGCACAGAAATCACTACGCTTCCTGGTGGTCAAAATCTTGGCGAAATGGATGACGTAGAATATTTTCGTCGCAAGGTTTATAAATCACTAAATGTGCCACAAACGCGCATTCAATCTGACGCATCATTTAATATGGGTCGGTCTGGTGAAATCACAAGAGACGAAATCAAGTTCTCTAAACTGATCGATAGACTTCGTGGTAGATTTACTCATTTATTTGATACAATTCTAGAAACTCAACTTGTTCTTCGCGGTGTAATGAGTAAAGAGGAATGGAAACTAATAAAAGAAAACGTTCATTATGATTTTCTTCGTGACAACTATTATGCTGAACTTAAAGAACAAGAGATTGTTAATGCTCGATTAGGTATTCTTCAAAATATTGATACATATGTAGGTAAATATTTCTCACTTCAATATGTCCGTGAAAATGTATTACAAATGACTGAAGAAGATATCATCAAAATTGAACAGGAAATAGCAGACGAAGAAGATATGAATGTTGCCGCACAACAAGATATGGCACAAGACGGGCAACAACCACAACCTCAACAATCGCCAGCATTTCAGAAGAAAGCCCCTACTCCTAAGAAACCTTCTGCGGTAAGAGAACAAATAGAAATAAAAGAAAAAATCGATATCTCAGACGAAGAGAAAAAACTAATCGAAAGTATGACTCGATTTATGGATTCTATGGCAGGAGATTCTTCGCTTATTAAAGATTCAATGGACGATACTGAGGTTCTAGAAGATTATAAGGAATAATCTACATGCAACCAACGCTTGAGAATGCCAAACTTCTTGTAACACTATTAGCGGTAATAAAAAAAGAAAATAGTAACCTTAAGGATAAACTTCTTGAGGAACTATATTCTACGCTTCAGAAGGACATTCAAAATCAAACTGGTGTAAAATATCTCCAGGTCGAAGATATTGAGAACCCTATACCAGTTCAAGTTTTTCACGGTGAACGTGGGCTTCAGGGTGCTCGTGGCGCAACGGGCCCGCGAGGCATTCAGGGTATTCAAGGTGAAACTGGCAAAACTGGCGATATTGGTGCTCGCGGCGTTCAGGGTGTTCGAGGTCTAACTGGAGAAAGAGGCGAATCTGGAGAAAGAGGCGAGCAGGGGCTTCCCGGCAAAGATGGCAAAGATGCTGATATTAAGCCAGTCGAGGAGAGATTTCAGAAGTTATATGATGAGTTTATTTCACAGATATCATCACAGATTACGCGAATGGCATTGGCTCGCGGTAACTCTGGAGTTCAGGTTTCAGCAGGCAGTGGTGAAGTTCTTTTAAAGTTTTTAGACGATGTAGATTATCAATCCATATCTACCGCTCAAGATGAATATGTACTTACATATAATGCATCTACTAAAAAATGGGAAGCAAGAGAATCCACTGGCGGCGCCGGAGGCGATGTAGCAAACTCGTATCTTACTTCTACCTATGTTGCTAATACAAGATTTCAATCAGTACTTGCTAATACCAATGCCTTTATTGCGACTAAGGTAAACACAACTACATTTAATAGTGCTTTAGCCAATACTAACTCTTATATTGCTGCTAACGCATTAACAGAACGCCAACATCTTGCTAATACCAACGCTTTTATTGCAACTAAGGTAAATACCACTACATTCAACTCCGCTTTAGCTAACACTAACTCGTTTATTGCTGCTAATGCGCTGATTGAACGCCAACATCTTGCTAATACTAACTCATTCATTAAATCTCAGTTAGCTAACACAAATACTCGGATTGCTTCGGTCATTTCAAGCCCATTTGTATTTACCACAAGTGGTATCTATAGAACACTGACTGGTTATGTTGAAAATGGCACAACAAATACTGTTCGAGTTGCTGAGTTTTCATCAAGTCAACTTAGACTTACACTTGCGACATTTACGCCATCTATGACTGCTTCTGGTCTAAGTAGTTCTTCCTTAAACTGGGACGTAGCGGCGACAGGATTCTCTGTCAGTGTTGATAATCCATCAGATGTGTTGGATCAATATATCAGTAGTGTTTTAAGTATATCACAGACAGCAGGTTCAATCTATACAACTCTAGCAGGATATACGGCAGGTGCTAAATCTGCTGTTCCAGCTGGTGGCATAGATTGGACACAATCGTTTACAGCAACGGGGTCATCTTTTATTCGACCAGTAAGTTCAAGTTCTACAGGCGGAACTGCAACAGGACTTGTTAGGTTTAATGTATTTTCTGGTAGTTCCGAATCTGAATATACAACATCTACGGCGTCATTTACTATCAATTGGGCTAACCCGACACATAGTATATCACTAACACCAATGTCTGGGCAAACATTCCTTTCAAGCTATTCTTCTACACCTTATAGCGTTTCTGGTACCGGTATTACTACTTCAGCAAATCGTGTATTTGCGGTAACTGCTTCTAATGGCACAGTGAGTAGCGCAACTGGATCTGGTACATTTACATTTACTGCTCCAATCCATAAAACAAATAATGGCACTTCAAGAACAGTAACACTAAATACCACGCTTACTAGACCAATATCTGTGACTGGAACAAGTTATACGGCAACGCTTGGTCCAAACTCAGCATCACACAGCGCGACATTTACATATCCTTCGTTTGCAATATTCACTTCTTCTACATCTTCGCCGCCGTCTAGAGCAGACATAGTATCTGGAACCACATTTGAGAGTACTGTAACCCAATACGGAGATCAGGTAAAAACTGTGAGTGGCAATATTACAAATAGTTCTGGTGTGCCTCAAGGATATTGGTTTGCTGTTAGGACTGCGGCAAGTCAGCCAACAACATTTAAAACTGGCGCATCAGTGAGTCTATTATCTGATGTGGCTACAACAACAAGTTCAGTTAATCTCGAACCTGATAGTCCATTATCTGGATATACGGCTGAAGCATATACACTGTATGGCATCACTCTACAAAACGGAACAACTTACGTGAGTATTTCGTAATGTCGGTTGATTATTCAGGCTTAACCCGAAATACATGGCCAGGAACTTGGAGTCCAAACTCCACTCATCCTATTGTCCTTGATACAGAAATCCGTGGTACACTTCAAAGCATAAGTGGCTCTAGTGGTGATAGATTAACTGACATTAGTGGCGCAAGAATAACTGAAGGTATGCTAGTCTATATTAAGACTGGCTACACGGCTGGTGGATATACTAGAACAAGTGGTAACTATTATAAGTACACTCTTGGTGTAGGACAAGTTCGCGATCCAAATACCGGCGCAATGCCCAATGCCGAAACGAACTGGGAAGTATTTACTGTATCGAGTGGCGGCAACGTAGCAAACTCGTATCTTACTTCTACCTATGTTGCTAATACAAGATTTCAATCAGTACTGGCTAATACCAATGCCTTTATTGCGACTAAGGTCAGCACTTCAACCTTTAACTCAGCACTTGCCAATACCAATGCGTTTATCAAGGCGCAGTTAGCCAATACCAATGTCTTTATTGGGACTAAGGTCAGCACTTCAACCTTTAACTCAGCCCTCGCAAATACCAACTCATATATTGCTGCTAATTCACTACTTGAAAGGCAGCATCTAGCAAATACAAATGCGTTTATCAAGCAACAGTTAGCAAATACCAACGCGTATATTCAAAGTATTTCTGCTGGTGGAGGAAGTACAGTATCAAATGCTCCTTTAGCAAATGGAACAAGTCTGATATTAAGTAATATAAATAGCCAAGTAATACTTAAGAAACTAAAGGCTGGAAGAAATATTGAAATAGTAGAAGTAAACGGCGATTTAATTCTTACTGCAATAGAACAAAGAGATTATGGATATCTTACAGGAGATTATGGTTCACTAAGTGATCCTGCGGAAGTTGATCCGCTATTTGACTACGGGGCACTACTATAAATGTCAGTAGAAGTTAGATTTAGACGAGGTACTTCAAATCAGCATACCACATTTACTGGTGCGCTCGGTGAAGTGACTGTTGACACGACGAATAAGACTCTGCGGGTTCACGATGGTGTAACTGCTGGCGGCACTCGT